TCTCCGAGTTGCACGGATTGCAACAGTAAACTATTAGTTGACAGTTGGAAAGGAAATATTATGAAAACATTTACATTTGAAGGCAAAACTCATATGTTCGCGGAAGAAGTAAACCCAAAGAAAGACGGTTTATATACCGCAACACTCACAGACCATAACAACGTACGTTGTGAAATGTGGTTTGTAAACGGCGAATTGAAACGCCTTGTTGAATTAGACTAATAATAAAAGGGGTACCATGAGCGGTACCCCTCTTTTTTATTTGACGGCAAAAATACGGCAAAAATTCCATGTAAAACTATATAATTTTGTGGATATAATTTTTTAAAATTCGTATTGGCCAATCAGTTAAAAACTACAATGTGCTATTTCATGGATAAAAAGCATCATATACGATATAATAAATGAGATATAACAAATAGCCTATAAAATGCCTTAATTAAAGCACTTTTATATATCAACGGCAAAAATTCGGCAAAAATAATTAACCAAAAATATTGGCAACTTTATCGGCTGCCTTTAGTCGCATATCATCTGAAAAATGAACGTATGTTTTTAATACCGTTGGTAGACTATCACCCAATAGTGCGGATACTGTTTTAATATCTACGCCGTTTGATAATAATTTAGTTGCGTATGTATGGCGTAGATCATGAATGGAATTATCTGGTAAGAAACTTTTCATTATTTGTGATGCGCCCCAGCTGCTGCTAATTCTATTATTAAAAAGGCGGCCAGTTGAATATGTTCCTTTGTAATCTTTCAATATTCTTGCTAATACGGGCGGTATAGGTAGTTGCCGATAGCTATTTTTTGATTTAAGCGGTTTTAATGCGTATTTATTGTAATCAATCGCCCCAAATTGCTGCACTACGTTTATGATGTTGTTATCCAAATCAACATTTTCCCAAGTAAGGCCGATAATTTCTCCGTATCTCATGCCGGTATAGGCAGCAATAGAAAATATAACATAGTATTTATAGTTTCTATCCTTTACGGCGTTTAAAAATGTTTCTATTTCTATATCTGATAACGCCTTTATTTTAATAGGCTTATTATTTTTAAAACGTGGTATAACTTTTAATTCGTTTATAGGAATTATTTTATATTGGTATACCGCATAACTAAATAAACGCTGAATTATGCCCAAGGCAAGGTTTTTGGAAGCCGTTGCATATGTTGTATCGTTTAATATGCGTTTCACTTGATACGGCGTAATATTCGCAATTTTTTCGCTAAATATAGGTTTGAATATATCAAACGTACGCACATAAGCGCGGTATGTGTTAAATGCGCGCGGCTTGTTTTCTCTAATATAAATGTTAAAAAAATCAATAAGAGTTATATTTCTAAGACTATCATCGGTTGCGGTGATAGTCTTTTTTAGTTTATCAATGATTGTTTGAGCGTGTATTTTGGCAGCCTTTTGTGTTTCAAAACCTTGTTTAGATTTTTGGCGCCAGCGGTTGCCGTCCTTATATGAAACGATACATTGATACCCTTTATCCTTTTTTCTTATGGTTATGTTGAACTGCATCGTCTAATTCCCCTATAGAATATTTGGCTATGTAATGCGCAGCAATGAATAGGGCCATTAATATGAGCATCAATATATACCGATGTTCTTGCCACGGAATAAGGCCTAACGCCAAGCCAATAATTAAATAAAAAATACTTTGGTAACAAGCTACACTAATTGCATGTTTCTTTTCCATTTTAAACCCCTTTATTTAACAATATATGCGCGAATGTATCCGCATCATATTCCAGCTTTTTGCGTAAATCGGCATCTATTTCCTTAAATAAATCATAATCCTTATGAAGAAATATATGCCCTAATTGATGCGCAAGTGCTATACGTTGCTGGCGCCTACTTAACCGGCTATTTATAATAATAGCCTTTTTAATCTCCGGTTTAATCATTATGCCGCTAACGCAATCCGGCAATGGTTTATATATAACTTTAATATCTAATTTACTTGCAATGGTGCGCGGTTCATTTGAACCGTACGAATTAATTAAGTCTAAAACCATATTTAACATGCTAACAATTCCCCTTGAATATATTAATCGTCTAATACTGCTTTTAACACTTTTTGTAATTTTACTTTTTGTTTTTCTGTCAATTTGCGATCGCCATAATAACATACTAAAGCGCTATCTGTAATTTTCTTTAAATCAATTTTTCTCTCTTTTGTTTTAATAACAGGCGTTCCCTCTACGCCGTCGGTAAAATAACTTACTGGTACACCGAAATACTCCGATAATATTTTAATATTCTTTAAACTAGGGTTGCTTTCTCCTTTTCTCCAACGTGAAAATGCACTTTGTGGAATGTTGGTATCTTTTGAAATTTGATATGCTGATACTCCAGTTTTTCGCATTAATTCTTCAATTTTGTTGTATAGCATAGTGTACCTCGCTAAATATAAACAAACTGTTTAACATTTTTATAAAGTGTTTACTAGACTACTTACTATAACGGAAGTACAATATAGCCATAAGGTACTTATGAAATCGTAAGTGTCTTGAAAATCTGATATAGCAAGTGCGGTGTCGAATACTAACACTTGCTATATCGCAAGTATAACATTTAGAAAAGGTGGTGTAAATGATTAAAACAGTAACAAAAAATGTTTTTAAACTCATGGATAGTAACGGCGTTACCGCTTATAAGCTATCAAAAGAAACGGGAATTTCGGAAAGTGTTATTTCCCGCTGGCGTAGTGGCGAACAATCGCCAAGCCTTAGCAGCCTTGTAAAGGTTGCGCACTTCTTTAATTGTGGTTTATCTGAATTAATGAAAGGGGTTACGAAATGAAAATAACGTATACCGTAGATGAAACGGCCGAAGTTTTAGGCATCTCTAAATCGTCGGTATACAACTTGCGAAATGCTGGCACAATTCACCAGCTAACAAAATTACCGGGCGTTTTATTTTCAGTCAAAGAAATTCAAGAAATAGCCGGATTAGAAACCGAAATAAATGCAGTTAATTACCGGGCATTAAAAGCAGAAAATGAAGAATTGGCGAAAGAAAACGCAAAACTAAAAAACAGTATAAAAAAAATCACCAGCAATGTACTGGAGATTACGGGGGAATTTGTCAATGACTAGCATTATGAAAATTGTAGGTTTTGTATTGTTGTTAGGTACGCCGGGATCATTAGAGATTGACGTATTAACATTTTATGAAGCAATGTTACAAGGCCTATTAGGTGTAACGCTGCTATATAGTGGCATCTATATTGATAAATTAAAAAAGGCCCAATAGTAACGGCAATTACTAAAGGGCAGATGCGAAAAGTGAGTTTTAAATAAGCATCTTAACCATATCATACATGATAGCTGGTTAAGGTGGCAAGGTGAAATATGGATAAAGAAGAAATGTTAGCGTGTTTTGATAAGTTTGACTTAATCCAAAATGCAATAAAAACGGTAGACAAAAACATTTATATGGCTATCACTTTTACTGTTAATTCGTTCGGTGGTGGTTTTAAATATCACGCATGCGCGATTAGAAGAAAGAAATATGTAAAATTCGCGTTAAAAGGTTTTCCGGATACTTATTTGGAAAACGGAAAAATGATTAATAATCATAACGAAGTATTGGAAATGTTAGAAAGGGAAACCGTAAATGAGTAGCATCTACGAACTAAATAAAGATTATGCGGAACTATCCGCAATGTTGGAAGCAGCAGAAACGCCGGAAGAAATCGAAGCAATTCAAAACACATTAGAAATGCTTAATCTATCAATCGAAGAAAAGATAGAAAACACGGCCAAATATATGATTAATGTTGAAGCCGATATACAAGGCATTAAGGCTGAAATTGATAGATTGAACAAGGTTAAAAAATCAAAGGAAAGCACTATTGAAACCTTGAAAAACAATATTGAATATTCCATGAAACAAAAAGGCATTGAAAAGTTAGAGGTTGGTACCTTTAAAGCTGGTTATCGCAAAAGTGAAAGCGTTGAAATTATTAACCTTGATGTAATCCCAGCGGACTATACAAAGGTTGAAATTAAAGCCGATAAAACGGCAATTAAAAAGGCGATTAAAGCCGGCGAAGTGGTAGAGGGTGCAGAAATTAAAGTAAACCAAAATTTCTATATTAAGTAGGCGGTGAAACATGGAATTTAGAACACTAAAAGCGAATGAAATAGATTGCCGTATTCAATCACTAAATGAAAAGAACGGAAATGTAGGGGCGGTAGTGCTGCTATATAAAGATGCACGCGTTGACATGCGACTACTTGATGAAGTTGTAGGTGCATTAAATTGGAAACGCGAACATACGATCATTGGCGATAGATTATACTGCAGGGTTTCAATTTATAACGAACTTACCGGCGAATGGGTAGGTAAAAGCGATGTTGGCACGGAAAGTAACACCGAAAAAGAAAAGGGCCAAGCATCTGATAGTTTTAAGCGCGCATGTTTTAACTGGGGCATCGGTAGGGAATTATACTCCGCACCATTTACCTATATCAATCTACAAAAAGGCGAATGGTACACAGGGAAAGACGGAAAGCCTAAATCATACGCAAAATTCACGGTTAAAGAAATTGAATATGACGAAAATCGAAATATCAATAAATTAACCATAGTTGATAGTAAAGGCGCCGTGCGTTACACAATGGGCGGAAGTGCTGCACCGGTTCAAGCAACAAAACCGAAAAAAACGCATGTTGCTGGATATGAAGAATTTTGCAAATTAGCAAAAGATAATAATGTACCACCGGCAGAAATTACAAAATTCATTGCAACGGAATTTAAGAAACCACGCCTTGCGCTGTTAGATGCCTTTGAAATGGTTGCAGCGTTGGACTGGTTAAAGAAACTTATTGAACAACAAGGCGCCGAATAATGAAATGGATAACAAAGGGTATCAATTTAATAAAGTCGATTGGCTGGAATATTTTGATACCCGCGCCGAAAGATGAAGCGTTAAATAAGTTAGATCCGGAAGCGGAATACATTATTGAAATCAAAAAGAAGGTAAAGCGGCGTTCGTTAAATGCCAACGCCTATGCATGGGTATTGTGCGAAAAGATAGCACATGAACTTTCAAAGAACGCATATATTTCAAAAAATGACGTGTATAAGCGTGTTTTGATTGAAAGCGGTACATTTACCTATCTACCAATTAAAAACGATGCCGTAGGCCGATTTATTGAAATTTGGCACGGCCACGGGTTAGGCTGGCACGCAGAAGATGCCGGCCCAGCTAAAACGGAAGGTTATACAATCGTTCGCGCCTATCATGGCAGTAGCGTTTATACAGTCGATGAAATGCGGCGTTTGATTGATGCGCTTGTTGATGAGTGCAGCCAATTAAACATACCGATTGAAGATAACGATTACATCAATTCACTTGTAAGGGAATGGGGCAATGAACAAACGAAAGAAACAGGATAATGTATTGTACGCCAGAACCAGAAAATGGGCGTACGAAAGAGATGAAGGCCTATGCGTTCTATGTGGTGCAATGGCAACAGAAGTACATCATATAGAGTTTAGATCGCACGGCGGGTTATCAAATCTTAATAATCTGGCTTGCTTATGCCGTGATTGCCATACAAAAGCACATGGCAGCGATGCCAAGAAAATACGGGAGATTTTAAAAGAAAGGAATTCAAAAATACAATGGCAGAACGGCGAATGATGTCAAAGAAAATTATTGATACAGATAATTTCCTAGATATGCCACAAAGTACACAATGCCTATACTTTCATTTGCTGCTAAGGGCAGATGATGACGGCTTTATTCAATCGCCAAAAAGCATTATGCGTATAACGGGGTGTAAGGAAGATGATTTAAAACTACTCAACGCAAAAGGTTTTGTGATTGGTTTTGAAACTGGCGTTATTGTCATTAGACATTGGCGGATACATAACTATGTACAAAGTGATCGTTATTCAAAATCAGAGTTACCGGAAGCAAAATGCGTAGAACTAAAAAACAAGGTTTATGAAGTGGTAGGGCAACCGATAAACCCAGATAATACCTACATGGATACAAAATGTATACAAAATGGATACAATCTGGATACACAGATAAGAATAGATAAGATAAGAGAAGAAGAGAATAGAATAGATACACTATGTCATGTTTCACATGACGATGTGGATAAATCTCACTATGAAATTATCGAATATCTTAATCTTAAAACCGGTTCAAAATTTAAACCTACAACTAAACCATATGTACAAGCAATTAGATCACGCTTGAAAGAAGGTTACACGGTTGATGATTTTAAAACGGTCATTGATAAAAAATGCCGTGAGTGGAAAGGTACAAAACTAGAAAAGTACCTAACGCCGAAAACACTATTTGCGCCTAGTCATTTCGATACATATCTTAATTCAAATGAAATGGCAGCCATGACGGATACAGAACGAAAAATCAATGAACTGAACGCATTGATTGATGCGGTTGAAGGGGGAACAAATGAAGCCGGAAACGTTGAAGGCTACGGGCCAATTATTGATATATGACAAATTCGATAGTGCGAAAGTTAAAATGTACGCCTACATGCTGGAAGATATTAACCCGGTAACATTGGCGGAAGCTATCAAACAATGCATCAATACATGCGAATTCGTTCCAGCCGTTGCAACTATTCGCAAGAAAGCGGCAGAAATTTCTGGATATGTAAACGGCAAGAAAGAACGATTGATTGCGCAAGATGCATGGGAAATTGTCAGAAAAAAGGCAAGCCAAGTAGGATATGAAAAAGGCCTTGATGAGTTGGAAGGTATTACAAGACTAGCGGCAAAAACCGTATGGCGTTTTTTTGATCCACGCAATAGCCAAAGTTATAACGAAAGCGCAGCCATGAGCCAATTTTGTAAGGCTTATGAGCAGCTGGCAGCACGTGAACAAAAGAACATGGAAATAGCGGCAAGCATCAAAAGTAATGGCCTGTTAATGGAAGCGCGTAAACGTGCAGAACTTAATATGCCACAGAAAACAGAAATTAAGATGCTTGATAACGGTCATTTGGTAGAGGTTGAAAAGTACGAAGCCGTAGACCTTAAAAGCCTTGTTAAAGATGCCGATATTTCCGAAGAAGGGAAAAAGTTAATTATGGGGGTGCTGGAATGAACGTAAAGCATAATCTGTTTCCGAAGCTAATCGAATGTAGGCGGCTATTAGGGTATACACAACCGGAAATGGCAGCGATTGCCGGCGTATCACCGGAAACATACAAGAAACATGAACGCGGTGAATTTGAATTCAGATTATCCGAAATGCTGGCAATTCAAGAAAACATTAACAACGAATTACAAACACATTTAACACTTGATGAATTATTTCAAATGGGAAAAATCGTTTAAATGCGTTGTATGGAATTTTTAAAGCCTTAACGATAAATCATAAGGGCGAAATGGTAGACGGGGCAAAATGAGCGAATTTGCCCTATAGAATTGGAAAATGGAGAGGTAAATATATTATGAATAGTGTTCAATTATTGGGAAATCTTGCGCGTGATCCAGAAGTACGTTATACACAAACAGGCCGAGCGGTTGCTACGTTCACAGTAGCGGCTAGCAATACATATATTGATAGCGCAACAAATGAAACAAAGGAACAAACGGCGTTCATTAATTGCGTTGCATGGGGAAAGCTAGGCGAAGCGGTAGGAAACTATAGAAAAGGAAACCGCTTATTTGTAGAGGGCCGAATTCAAACAAGAAGTTACGAAACGCAAGACGGCCAAAAGAAATATGTAACGGAAGTTATTGCAAGTTTCGTAGGCGTATCCGCTTTAAATGATGCGGAAGCTGGCAGTAATTTCGATAATTTTGCAGATGATAAGGGGAACGATGAAAATATTCCGTTCTAATATCGGTGAGTTAATGAAAGCAGAATTACAAAAGAAGCTATACGAACATAAAGGGTTTGTTAAACATAAGTTATTTGATAACGGGGAACAACTTATATTTGAATTTAAAAATGGTTATGGTGCATCTGTATTAACTGGAAAAGTAGCATATGGTGGTATTAATGGGTTATTTGAAATTGCGGTAACTAGAAACGGGTATTTATGTTACGATACGCCAATTACAAATGATGTAATCGGATATTTAACGATAGATGAAGCATTAAAGACTCTTGATGATATTGAGCAACTACCAGATGCTCCGAAATAGGGGGCGTTATGAAATCACCATGTAAGGGTTGTGAGTATAGGGTGTTAGGCTGCCATAGTACATGCGCGGCCTACATCAAATACAGTACCAACAGAAAAAAAGAAATAGAAAGCCGTGATATCAAGGGCGATGTGTACGGGTATGTAAAAGATAGCAATAACCGCATCAAGCGGCGTATGGGTAAGTATTAGGAAGGTAAACATGTTAAGAATAAAAGTATTTCAAAATGGATCAGCAAGATTTTATAATACTAAAACATTTGAGAGAAAAGGCGGAAAAGATAACGAAATGTATGAATTCATGTTAGCTATGGGAAATGTTGATTTAGGAAACAGAAAATTTATACATTTTGTTGATGATGTAGCAGATGAGAATATTTTTATATCGCCTGTTGGGTGTGTGATTGAGGTTGAAGAGGTTGCGGAAGAATGAACGCGGACTATATAGGGAATTGGCTTGCGTTAGGTGCTTGCATATACGGCGGAAAAACCGCCGATGCAGCACTACAAATATTAGGCCTAAGAATAGGACGGGGAAGAAAACACAGCCGCGACGATATTAAAACAAGTACTCTAATTAGTTTGAGGGAAAAAGGTTTGACGTTGAGAGAAATTGCGGAAGAGTGCGGCGCATCATTTACTTTAGTACGTAAGCGGTTGTTACTTGCTGGGTTAAATCTTGAAAGAAAATATCGTTGATAAAGGGGAATTGATAGATGAATGTAAAGGTAGATATGGGGAACGGTAGAGTTTTTACATGTGAGCAACTAGCCAGCGCATTAACGCTGGTTATTGAAAACATGATTTTGAAACCAAAAGTAACGCAAGATAGATTTTTAATTACGCTTGAATACAAATATCATAAGGACGGCAAAACGAAACGATTGCGGCAAACACTTTCAAAAATGGTAATGGAAGTATTCAATGGAACGGTTGAAGCGTACATTTACAACGTACGGCAGCAACTGAAAGAGATTATTATAAAAGGGGAATTATACGATGAAGAATGAGCAAAAATGGTTATTACAAGAAATGTATAACGAAGGTTATAGAGATATTAAGATTGAGGGCGTTTATGCGTTCTTTGTGAATCCTACATTTATCGAAAATGGCGGTAATTTCAAGATACGCGATCATACGCCACGTATTCCGTGTAGGGTGCTGGGGTTAAATCCTAATACACGTAAATATTCTATTGCATCGCTATTGGGTATTGTGGAATGGGGAAAGGTTCCAGTTGATACGCCGATAGTTGTTTATAGGGACTATGGAGAAATAAGAAGTTATTTTGCTGGTTACAAAAACGGAAAAGTTTTATTTTATGTTAGCGGTACAACAAGCTGGAGCAATCCAAGCGGTAAATTAGGAATTAAAGAAGCTGATTGTGAAAAAGTCGAATTAGCGGAAAGATTAACGGTGGTTCCTTATGGGCGTAATTGATATTACATTAAAAGGGCGGCCAGCAACTAAAAAGAATAGCGGGCGCATCGTATTCAAGAATGGGAAACGCATTATAATTCCGTCGGAAGCATACGAAAATTATGAAGACGCTTGCTTATGGCAACTGGCTGGCAAGAAACTGGCTGGCGAGAAACTGCATATATCTGGCATCATCGTTGTTGAATGTAAATACTATTTGCCCAATAAAAGAAGTTGGCCGGATTTAATCGGGTTACTACAGGCGACTAGCGATATATTAACAAAGGCGAAAGTTATCGACGATGATAAATGGATATGTTCATATGGTGATAGCTGCATCGCTGGTATTGATAAAGATAACCCAAGGGCAGAAATCCGGATTATGGATAGAAAAAATAAAGTATTGGAAGCGTTATTGAAATGAGGGGCAATAAATGGAACTACTAAACAAGATTAAACGCATATTTGGATTTAAACGTTATAATGCGGACGTTATTAAAATTAAGCGATGCATGCCGGGTGTATTATTGCCAAAGGTTGGCAGCGTAGATGCTGCCGGAATGGATTTTTACCAGCCAGCAAGCGCGGTAATAGAACCGCATCAAACGCAATATATCACGCTAGGCCTAGCAATGGAAATTCCAAAAGGCTATATGTTAATGCTGGCGCCACGTTCCAGCATGAGCAAAACGCCGTTAATTATTCCGAACTCATTCGGGGTGATTGATGCGGACTATAGGGGAGAAATTAAAGCAATTCTACATAATACTAGTGATACGCCGTATTTAATCCAAAAGGGTGATAGATTGGTTCAAGGTATTCTGGTACCAGTAGGCGCATTAAAACTGTTAGAGGTTGCACAATTAACAGATACGGAACGCGGTTCCGGCGGTATTGGTAGTACAGGGAAATAACCATGATTAAATTATTATTTGATGCTGCATTGGTGTTTTCGCTAGTGATAGCATTAATAAAATTAGTATCAGTATTTACGATGTAGTGGATAAGGGGCAATATAAACGCCCTTTTGATACGAATAGGCGAAAGGGGAAATGTGTAATGCCTATTATTGATCCGATGTATTTATACTTGATTGAGATACTACATAATATAGATGCTTTAAATCAAGCCGTATTTATGATTTTGACTTGCGCAGCTGCTGGCATCACGATTATATATTTTGTAGATGATAACGCACGAAGTTTATTACGAACGCACAAAAAGAAAATTGTCGCCTTATACATTGCGTTTATAATTAGCGCATTAATAGCGGTATTAGTACCTACAAAAGATGCAATGTATAAAATGCTATTGGCGCATTATGTAACAACTGATAATATCCAGCTTGTAAACGATGCTATCAAAGTTAATTTACAAGACTATTTAAACATGTTAGGGGAAACAGTTAAGAATTTACGATAATGAACCATACGGGGGAAAATATGACGGATAAAGACTACAGGGAATTAGCAAAAGAATATTTGGAACCGATTAAATTAATCACAATGAAGATTAACTCATTGAAAGAGGATCTAAAGCATTTACAAAGTGATATTACAACAATAGGCGCCGTGGATTATTCAAAAGAACGCCTAACAGGTGGCGGAACACCGGGCGGACTAGAACAACAAATTGTAAGACTTGAAAGCAAGCGTGATGCAGTACACAAAGAAATAGGTGCATTGATTGACGAACGGGAAACCGCGGCGGATATCATCAACACTTGCACCAAAGGCAAAACCAATATTTTATTGTTGCGTGAATACATCGACGGCAAAAGCGCCAAGCATGCGCGGTATTTTACGGACTTAGAAAAGTCGCAAGCAGCAGAATTAAAAACGGCTGGCCTTGTACAAGTAGGGTATTATTTACACCATACGTACTATGCTTGTATGTATACTGCTAAATCGGTATAAGTCGGACTAAATCGGACTATATCGGAAACAAGCGGAAACGCCATATATAGTATAATTATATTGTCAAATGATGCTTAAAAGGTCATTGGCGTAATTCTCCTATATATACGATGCACATGGGGAACTTTGGGCCGTTCCCCTATTGTGTATTGTAAACCGATACCGATAAAAAGAATTCCTTTCAAACAAACACAATGCCATTGAGAACAATCCTATCAAATATAAATATGTACTACCAAGCACAACAACAATAAGCATAATAAACCTAATTTCATGTGATCTATATCGGTATTGGTTTAGAGTATACAACAAAAATGAATAAAATTATCAGAATATGAGGTATATCCACGGCGATATATCTCATTTTTTTGCATAAAAGGAACATTTAATTATTGAAAACTGAACATAATGCACATTTTTTATTTTAAGAGATATCACCTTTCATAGTTTCCAGTGATCTTTTAGTGCGGCGTGTTCGGTTTTGAGTAATTAAAAAAGCCGCCCTGTGTAGGCGGCCTTTATTTTGTTATTCGTAGTAGTGGCAAGCAATAACTTCGTTTGTGTTATTGTCGATTAATTGCCATTCAAAACCGAAACTCATTGTACTGATGAAATCGGAAACATCTGTTTTGTTTTCAAATTTCCATGTTTTGTTTGTGTTTACATCTTTAAGTGTTAGCATTTTAAATTCTCCTTTTTGAATACTTGCGTTTTCTGATGTATCTTATGGCTTAATTATACTTGCGTTTTCGCAAGTAGTCAATAGGGAAATTAAAAATTTTTCAAAAAGTTTTGTGAAGGTGGTGAAAAGCTGGTGAATATCATATGTACAAAGTCAAAATGTCTTAATAACAAAGGCGGTAAATGTATAGCCAACGAAATATATTACGACGGCTTATGCCAAACATATTGCACTAGCCAACACGCATCTAAGCAACATGCGGGAATATGCCAACGATCACACGGAAGAATGAAAAACAAAGATAACAACATACTACGATAGGGGGGGTGAAACAATGGCGAAAACTACATATAAAGATTGGGAAGCAGAAGAAAAGATTTTGCTTTTACAAGGCTGGGCGCGCAATGGTTTAACAAATGAACAGATTGCAAGCAATATGGATATTGTTGTTTCTACCTTGTGGGAATGGCGTAAGAAGTCACCCAAAATATCGAACGCCCTAAAAATAGGAAAGGACGAAGCAGACATACAAGTTGAAAATGCACTTTATAAAGCAGCACTTGAAGGTAATACAACGGCTATGATTTTCTGGCTTAAAAATCGACGTTCTAAAGAATGGCGCGATAAAATTCAACAGGAAATTACAACCGAAAGCGCCGTTAAGTTGGTTATTGATAATAATGAATTGAGTGATACAGATGAGTAAAACAAATCTGTTTCGCGATGTAATACGGCCAACACCAAAACAAAAGGAATTTTTAAGGGCAGTTAAGCAAAATATATATACACTATATGGCGGCGCTGCTGGTGGTGGTAAATCATATATACTCCGTTGGGGTTTAATATGGCTTTTAATTGACTGGTTTATCAAAACAGGAATTAAAGGCATACGCGTTGGATTATTTTGCGAAGATTATCCAAGTTTAGATGATCGTCAAATATCCAAAATCAAAATGGAGTTTCCGGAATGGTTAGGAAGCTATAAGGAAAGTAATCATGAATTCACATTAAATGATGAATTAGGCGGCGGCGTTATCTGTTTTAGAAATCTGGATAAGCCAAGCAAATACCTTTCAAGCGAATTCGCTGCTATTGCTATTGATGAATTGACTTTAAATAGTCGAGACGTATTCGACTTTTTGCGTATGCGGCTCCGTTGGACTGGTATCACGGATACAAAATTAATCGCAGCAACTAACCCGGGCGGCAAGGGTCATATGTGGGTTAAAGACTTATTCATTGATAGAAATTTCACAAAAGAAATGCAACCATTCGCCGATAAGATTGCATATATCCAAGCAAGGGCAAGCGATAACCCGCATCTATCACAATCTTATATAGATGCACTTAACACGTTGCCGGAAAAGCTACGTAAAGCATATTTAGACGGCGACTGGAACATATTTGAAGGTCAAGTGTTTACAGAATTCCGCACCGATAAGCATGTAATAGAACCGTTTGAAATACCGCATCATTGGCAACGGTATCGTTCAATGGACTGGGGTTATACGAAACCATATGCAGTATATTCCGCAGCGGTTGATTATGACGATGTGTTATATATTACTGGTGAATATTATGGTTGCAAGCCGGGCATGCCAGATACTGGAACACAGGAAACGGCAAGGGAAGTAGCACAAAAGATAGAACATTTAAAAGACTATCAAGGAGTGGCAGACCCCGCTATATGGCAGCGAACAGGCCATGACGGGCCAACGATTGCGGAAATATTCGCAACAGAGGGCGTGTATTGGACTAGGGCAGATAATGATAGATTGGCCGGATTGATGCAAGTACATCAACGATTAAAAGAAGGTAAGTTGAAGATATTCAGTAATTGCGTACACTTAATACGAACATTGCCAGCTTTAACGTACGATAAAATCAAAGTCGAAGATGTAGATACAAAGCAAGAAGATCATGCGTATGATGCGGTGCGTTATATGTGTATGGCACGGCCTGTTAAATCAACTAAACCAGATAAGCCGTTTAATGACGGTTATAGATATGAAGATGATACCGAAGGAGATATAAGCGCATGGGGCGTATGAGTGAAAGGGCGTTACGTGATTACGCCTTCAAGGTTCTTAAATCGGAATATGGCGAACGCGAAGAAAAGGGCGTTATTATTCCGGCGAAGTATACAGATGCACAGTTAGCGGAATTTGCTAAAGCAATGCCGCAATGGCAGTTAGAACAAATGTACGATATGATTTACGGTTCTGAAATGGTGGAATAATGGATATAGAACAAACAACCTTTGATATATACGAAGCAAAACAAAATGTAAAAAATGCATTGGCCGCCACGTCAGAATGGCGCAAGGCTGCTGCCGAAGATTTTGCATTTATGCAAGGCAAACAATGGGCCGATGCAGATTTAGCGAAAATGCGCGATGCAGCAAGACCAGCAATTACGATTAACCGGATTAGACCGGTTATTAATCTGTTATGTGGTTATGCATCGCAGAATGAAACGGAACCGGACTTTTTACCACGTTCCGAAGAAGATGATAGAATAAGCCGCGTTGCGAAAGGTATTACAAAATACTGTTTAGACCGTGCAAATTATCAACGTAATAAGGGCAAATGTTTCCGCGATAAGATTATTTGCGGTTTAGCCAATTACTGGGTTAGCTATGAATTCGACTATACGAAGTTAGACGGCACTATTCAAATTGAACGTGTTTCGCCGTTCGATGCTTTCATTGATCCAGAATGTAAAAAGGATGATTTAAGCGATGCGCAATATGTTGGCCGTTATAGCTGGGAAAGTGCGGCTAAGCTAAAACAAATCTATCCGGAAAAGGTAGACGAAATCAACGCATTAAAAAGCAGATACGACGAAACCGAACAGGAAGCCGGCGTGATTGAAACAGTAGACGGCGAAGCGTTATGGTATAACACGAATTACAATAAAATTCGCGTAGTGCAGTACTGGTATAAAGAATACGGCAAAAAGAACGTATACATGACAAAAGAGGGTTTAATTGATGAAGGTAACCCGCTATTTGTTGTATTAATGGCTACGGGTAAAAAGCCTACAAGTATTCCAGATACTAAAATACGATACGCAACGTTCGCCGATAGTGTTCTATTGGAAGAGGGCGAAAGTCCTTATAAGCATGGTAAATTCCCGTTAGTGCGTGAATATTGTTACTATACCGGCGAATTGGTAGATGATGAACTAGAACCGGCTGGCGTAGTGCGTGATATTAAAGATGCGCAACGTGAATTAAATAAAAACCGTAGCCAACGCATGCACGTTGTGAACCAACAATCATTAGGCGTGAAATTCTGGCAAGGTCAATTCACGGAACAATTAAAGAAAACTATCAAGAACGAAAGCACTAAACCGGGTGCGAATATCTTCCTACCGCCGGGCGTATCATTCACAGACGGCACGCCGGCAATGGATAGCGGCATTAATATTAGCCTTGAACAACAATCAAGCAATGATTTTTACGCTATCAGCGGTATTACTCCGGAAAGCCTATCCGGTAGCGTTGGCGCTATGAGTGGCAAAGCAATCGACTTGCGGCAATCTGTAACGACTGTACAAACGGCTGGCATCTTTGAACAATCCAAGGAAGCAGAAAGACAAATAGTAAAACTCTTATGGGGTGAAAAGAACGCGCCGGGGTTAATTCCACAATTCTACAACCAAGAAAAAGCAATGCGAATTATGGGCGACGACGGTCAAAAGGAATTTGTACAGATTGCACCGGGTTTAAATCAACCTATGCAAGAACAAGTTTTAACCGATGCATTAGGGCAACCGCAGACTGATGCGGAAGGTAATCCTATTAAGCAAGTACTGTATGATCTAAGCTGCTTTGACTTTGACATTGTAATCAGTACAAGCCAAGCAAGCGCAACGGCAAGACGTGCTAACTTGTATCAATTATTGGAAGCTAAGAAAAGCGGCGTTGATATTCCTATGGATATTATCCTTGATTTCATGGATTTCCCAGAAAAAGAAACGGTTAAGAAACGCATGCAAGAAGCGGCAGAAAAGCCAGCGTTACCAGAATTGCGCGTAAGTGGTTCACTTGATGATATGCCAGCGGAAGCATTGAGCATGTACTTGCAAACGCTGGGCGTACAGATTTCACCGCAGCAAATCATGGCGGAACGGTTAGCCTTGAAAGGTAAACAACCAAACATTCAAAATACACCGCAAATTATGCCGCCTATGAACGATTTAGGCACTATGTAATATAAACTATCAACACAATAATAAACGCTCCGTAATGGGGCGTTTTTATACATTTCGCCCTAAGTAACGGCGTTAAAAGGCTTGCTTATACATTATCGCCCGGCAACGGCGTTAAACTGCCATATTTCTTTATTCGTCCGGCAATGACGTTAAAAGGCTAAGGAGTATTAGATATGGAAAAAGATTTAGTTAATATCGAAGATGCTGGTTTCACTCCGGAAGATTTGGAAAACGCGGGCGTGAACGTTGATGAACATACCGAAGAAACGGATACACCAGAAGCGGTAACAGATGAACCCTCTACAGATGATGCGGCGGAAAGTGATGCGAATGATGCGGAAGTAGATGCAGCGGCGCCGAACACTAATGAAGAAGAACCGGAACACGAAGAAAACCATACAAACGATAACAATCTAAAAGCGGCACTTGCACAGGAACGCGCAAGACGTAAAGCGGCCGAAGAACGCGCAAGACAATTCGAAGCGCAACAAAGACCGATTACATTGCCAGATAGTGAAGTATCTGATATCCGCGACTTTGTACGCCGTGAAGCATTAAAACGCTTTAATTTAACGGCGGAAGATTTAGAAAGTCTTATGTTTGAAGATGTAAACAAATACAACGATTTCATTCGTTTTGAAGCTAACGCAGAATACACGATCACAAATCAACAGTTAGCAGTACACCAACAAAGACAAACAAATCTAAATTTCGTAAATGAAATTAAATCATTACCAAATTTCGGGGAACTATATCAACGCGGATTAGAAAAGCTAAACGGCATGACAATGCGCGATGCACAACCAATTAATGATGCGTTCTATCGCGTAGATATTGGAGAAGGTACCGATGCCGATTTTGAAACAATCAGAAAATTTGTTAATGAACTGCAAAATGAACGGGCAACGAATACCGACGTTACAAATAACCCGTTACAGGTGGCCGCAACGTTGCCAAAAGCCGGCGCGTTAAACGGTGGCGTTCCTACACCTAACAAGGTAAGTGAAGAAGATATTTTGAAAGCGTATCAAACGGGCAACCTTGATGCATTGCCGGACGATATACGCAAATATTTTGACGAATTATAAGGGGTAAAATATGGCAGACCAAAGAAACCAAGTTAATATTCCAGCGAATTTAGTACCTAAAGTATGGGCTAAAAAAGTATGGCACGAAGGCGTAAAAGATAGTTATTTTGATAAATTCACCGCAATGGACGGTTCCAACGTAGTACACCAAAATAAAGACTTAACAAACGTAAAAGGCGATAGCGTAGTATTCGGCTTGATGATGAACTTAACAGGCTCCGGCGTTGAAGGTAACCAAAAATTAACTGGCGCCGAAGATACATTGAACATTTACGATTTTACTGTACAAACTAAATTAATCCGTAATGCGGTATCTCGCTATGAAGCGGACGACCAAAAAACACAATATGATATGTTGAAAGAAATTAAAGGCGCATTGAAACAATGGCTTGCTGATTGGTTGGATAACAAATTGATGAGTGAATTATGTTCGACTCCGTCCTCTTCTAAAGAAGCGGTAACTGCAAGTGCTGCCGGTACATATTCCAGCATTACGGCAAATGATAAATTGACAACAACTATTATTTCCCGTGCTAAACGTAAAGCAATGATGCATGCACCAAAAGTGCAACCGATTAAAGTTGACGGTATGGATAAGTACATTATGCTTGTTCATCCATGGGCGGCACGTGATTTGAAAGATGATCCAAAATGGTTGGCAGCACAACAAAACGCAAATATTCGCGGTTCTAAAAACCCTATCTTTACTGGTGCGTTGGGCGAATATGATGGCGTTGTTTTATACGAATACGAACGCGTAGTGTGCGATAATACAGGCGCATCTAGTGCGAATGTATGCCATAACTTATTATTGGGTAAACAAGCAGCATGTTTCGCAGTAGCAAGACCAGCTAAACACATTGAACAAACAGACGATTACGGCAACATTGCTGGTAATGGTATCGCGTTCTATGGCGAAGTTAAAAAAACAAAATTCAATAATAAAGACTACGGCTCTATTCAAGTATTAACTGGTGGCGTTGTAGAACAATAATTTTTGAATTATGGGCGGGGTAATACCCGCCTTTATTCTTTATGGGGTGAATATGAACGTAAAACAAGTTATCAATAGGGCGTTCATGCAAATAGGCGATACACCGCAAGAACAATATACACCGTATCATTTACTGGAATATTACAACGAAGGTAATCACCTATTAAATGCCCTTATCGGTCAGTACTGCCCTAGTTTGGCACAGGCAACGCACGAAGATAACGGCACCGGACGGATTACGCTGCCCGGTCAATGTATCAGCGTGTTAAATGTCAAGGCAGATGATGTGGACGTACAGGCCTATCATGTATTGAATTTACAAACGATAGTATTTGATGCAGATCATGAGCAGAAAATAACCGTTGATTATATAATGACTGCTGGCTATAAGAAGCTGGAAGATGAAAGCGGACTACCGGCAGAATTAGAAACATTACTTGTTGATTACATCGTGTATAGGGTTATGAACCTTGATATTTCCGGCGTAACGGCAAATATGGTTAATGCGTTGCAATCAATTAATGACGGTTTAGGAAATAATGAAAGCGTAATAGCGGAAGGGTACTGGGATTATGGTAGTAAGCGAATTGATTACGCTGGTTAATGTAGAGTCTAACGAAATATTAGATGAACAGTTGGAATATATCCAATACATTAACGCAGCCATTGACTGGCTAACTACTATTCTAGTTAGCATTAAAGACCGCGAAGTAGTTAAGAATACCGATATACCGAATTTGAAAGCGGTTCCGTCCGATTTTATGGGGTTCGTTCCTAAAAGCGGTTATCCTATCCGCATCATTAATGGAACATTTGAAACCTATGACGGGGAAACAGTCAACCAAGTATTTTATAGCGTACGGAAAAATCACGTTGACGAAATGGACGATACTATTCCGTTTTCTGAATTCTTTCATCAGTATTTAGTGCAGCTTATATCTTTCATGGTTAAAAAGAAGTCGCTTATGACGGATTACGCTGCTTATGATAAACAATTCATTGACTACATAACGGAACAGATTAAGGCGGCAAGGGGTATAGCATAATGGGCGTTAAACAGGTGGCAACTACAAACGGTTTCCGGCTGGGCCTTGATTGGAGCAACCCGCCGGAAAATATCGACGTGCAAGCGCTAACACAGGCGCAACAATGCGAATTCGATAGAACAGATAATGCATTACGCACCGTTCCGGGTATTCGTATATTGTATGATTTTGGACTACCAGTAGAAACGCTATATCATGATGTGTACCGTAATAAATGGTACTTTTCTAGTGGCCGAAATTTGTATGAAACAGATTTTAGCAGTAATAAACTGTTAGGCACATTAAATGGTACCGAACGGCCGAAATATCATGCGTTTGGTGGTGATATCCTCATCGCCAGCGGTGATAAATTGCAAGCCATTTCTGGTAGTGGTAAGTTATCCACTATTGAAAGTCCGGCATGTGATATAGTATCAAGTCATTCCGGGCGCGTACTGATTGCATCTACTCATTCGCATAGGTTGAATTGGTCGGCAGTTGGCGACTACAACGCATGGAACCATATAAGCAACGATGCATCAAGCGCACAATATGTGGAAGTTGGATATAAAGACCAAGGCAGCATCATTGCGATTGATTTCTTATCACGTGCAATTATCGTATACAAAGAATACGGGCGCGTGTATCAAGTCATTGGTACGCCAGATGCACAGAATTTAACTGTGTATCCGTTATCCTCTACGGGGTATTGTAGTGGTGCAACTGTAAGCGTTGATGATCGTAGCTATTATTTAGGCAATCAAGGGTTCATGTCTTTCATGCCTACAAATACCTATGCAGAAATACAACCGTTTGAAACTGGCTTGAATATCAACTCTTATCTATTGAAGTACATAACGAAAGATTGCGAAGTATGGCACATATCCAGCCGTAAACAAATCTGGATTAAGCCGTATAATGGCGAAACGGTATTTATATATCACTACTTGCCACGATATGAAGACGGAAGGGGCGTTTTCACATCAAGAAAATTCACGCATGGCATCAATGCGGCGGTGAATGTAGACAAAGAAGTATATATAGCCTATGGCAATAAAATTGGTATACTTGATGAAACGATAGATACAGATGATGCGGTACAAATCCAAACATCAATAATCAGCGGCAACAGATTGGCAACACGTCAATTTGTGTTGATTATGAACTACAACTTTGTAACGCATAATCTTATTCCCGGTCATGGAACTATTGGCATATCAAACAAGAAGCCTAAGCCAATTAACTTTTCAAGCAAGGCAACCAAAACCTACTATGCAAATGAAAAGCTATACGCTGCCAAAACATTAATGAATGTTAATGAATACACGAAAGCGTATAAGATTGGCGGCGGTGCAAATCGTAATGTACAATTCAAAATCAATGTTCAAAAGGGCGCTATTTCGTTACGCCAGTTAGATTATACGTATGAAGAGGTTTAAACATGGCATATAAAGAAAAATACCCTTTGGATATTACGCCACAGGGCGATACTGTACAAGATAGTATTAAGAAAAACCGCGATGAATTATTGAACGTTGCGCAGCAAATTGAACTAAAAGCCGGCGGCGGTGGTGGTACTGGCGGCGGTGGTGGTACTGGTGGCCTACGTAATAGAGTATTGAGCGGTAAAGTAAGCAATGGTGAATTTTCATTCTTAACCGGTGATAACCTAAGTGTAATGATTGACGGCAGCCAAACGCCTGTATTGTTATCATTCGCCGACGGTTTCAACGATTACGGCGCGGTTGATTATACACAAACGATTAACCGTAAACAAAGCGCATGGAGTTTACCGGCCAATAATACGTCGTATCTATACGTTGAGCGCTCCGCATCTGGTGGCCTAACTTATGGCAGTACAACGCTTGAACCGATGCGCCAGCCAAATGCACCAGCAGCGGCAACGGATAAAATGTACTACAACACTACAAATGAAAAAATGTATGTGTATACCGGCACGTATTGGAAAGAAATATTGCGCGTAGTGGTAGCGATTGCCGTTACAGATGCAACACGTGTAAAGTCAATCAAGTATTATGATCCAAATGTAAACACCGCTACAGATGCCGTAATAGGTACGCGTACGGTTGACGGTAAAGCATACGCATTAACAGATATTCTTAATCAAATGGCGGAAGCTATTAAAAAGATTGCTGGCGATGCTAATTTCACAAATAACCCAAGCCGAACATTAAAAACGGTAATGGATACCATTAACGGTTTAGGAAGTACGTATTACAAAAAGACTGATACAGTCGCGGAAGCAACGCATGCAGCACGCGCAGACGTAGCAACACGCGCAACAACGGCAGATACTGCTACAAACGCTACAAATGCTACAAATTGCGTGCGTAAAACTGGCGACACTATGACGGGTACGTTAAAGGTTCCGGGCCTTTCTAATGGCTCAATCGATTTAGATTATCTTGCCAACAATAAGGCTGGTTATAGCGGTTTCACATTCGGTGAATTAAATAACTACCGTATATGGGGTACTGCATATTGGGGTATTGGGGCCATGTTTCCGTGGAATACAAGCCAAGACCGTATATTTGGTACTCAGCTTTATTTTGCCAACAGTAGCGCTGCATTTATTCGTTTCGATACAAGTACTAAAGGCATGAATGAATGGCAGCGCATAGCAACGTTTGAAAATAACAATACGTTGACATTCCCAAATGGCGCGAAGTTAAAGGTGGAATAATATGCCTAATCTAGTACTAGAATATAACGGCCAAATTTACCGGTTCGGATTAACTGCAAATGCAGCAGTAACGAACGGCCAAAACATTAAGGTTCCATTTAATGGAAGTGAACTATATGCACGCATCGGGAGCTACAATACACCATTAAAGGTTATTAAAAACGGGAATACGTATTCGGTGCAGTATAATCCAGTTGCTTTTAATAATATTTATGTAGATAGACCGGATAGTGATCGTTCAGAATGGCGTAACACAGTATTTTTCCCAAGTGGAAATTATCGTATCACAATAGACGGAAGCACGAGCGATAGTCGAGAAATACGCATTAATGATAACAGAAACCTTGAAATAGTAATGAGTATTATTGGGAAAGGGTATGCTAATCAGCGTTTAAAACTGACTATTAGCGGATATTATGACGAGCAAATACCAGCCGGAAGCAATCGCAATAAATTCAGCATAGAACGAATAGGGGATTAATGATGCAACTTGAAAGCCTTGAAAGCATGATTAAAGACTATGAACGGCGCACGGGTGAACGTGTTAGTCTTGAAGGTTTTTATTTCGATGAAAATAATAACTACAAAGACAAATACAATTACTATTTCAAATGGTTCCCTAATGCTGGTTTCTTATTCTGGACTATCAACGAACATGACGGCGAAAGATGTTTTACTATCTGGCAGACATACGGCGATATGAAAGTAATAGGCAAGTACATCGTGGAAGTTATGAAAATGAATGATCTTGATGTAATTGTAACGGCAACACATCGAAGCGTACGCGGTTTCATTAAAAAGTGGAACATGGAACGCGTTCCAACTATGGACTATACCTATAATGGGTTTAATTACAAAGTACTGAAAACGGTGCGAAAACACCTTGAAGCGACTTTGTAGAAAGGAAAAGCATGTTTAAATTTGACTTGCAATTATTTGGCGGCGGCGGTAAAAAGTCGAAGGTAAGCAGCATTGATGCCAAACTACCTATGGCAACGGCCGACGAAAAGCAACTATTACAAGGCCAAATGGATTGGATTAATAACACCAATCGAAGCGCCAACACCTTGCAAGGTATGGGCGATGCGGCTTTAAGTAATGTGATAACGCCAGAATACGGCAATATGTATAATTCGTATTTAGGCGCTAACCGTGGCAATCAAAATGCAATAGGGGCGTTACAGAACCTAGTAACAACGGCCGGCGCCAAGAATTTAACTGATAACACGCGGTATGCAAATCAGTTAGCGGCAAGCGTTGATACTATGAACAACGGCGCAAGCCAACTGGCTAATGAATATAACGGCGCATTGCTTAATAATCAAAACGCAATGAATAGTATCACAAACGGCCAACTACCAACAGGCTATGCAGATGCTAGACGGCAAGCGTTAAACAATGATTTACAGGCAACTGTAGGCAATGCAGTTTCTGGCCTAGCAAGTCGCGGTATTGTGAATTCATCTATTACAGATAATGCATTAAATGATATTAGCAAGAACGCATCTAATACACTTGCGGCACAATATTCAAATGATTTAGGCCAAGCGGCTGCACTTAATACGCAAGCGCTTAATAATAATTTAAGCGGTATCGGTGCTAAAATGGGCCTTTGGGGTAATACCTACAATAACCTACAGAACGGCATCATTAATCAAGCAAATCTAATGAACCAAGGTTATGCAAATCAAATGAATAATGCGGGTACTGCCGCCGGCCTAGTAGGTCAGCGCGAAGGGTTAGCGCAAAACCCTATTAATACAGGCGCAACAACACAAAGCGCGGCAATTCAACCGGCCAAGGATTACTATTCTATGAGTCAGTTGAATAACGCGGATCAAGAAGATTTACTTAACAGATTTATGTCATTACGCTATGGACTAGCACAACCAGCACAAACAATGGTTAAGCAAGGTTCCGGCGGTTTCTTTGGAGGACTTATGAAAGGTTTTTGTTTTGTAGCGGGTACTGAAATTGCAACACCAGACGGTGGCAAGGTTATTGAAACATTTGTAAATGGTGATACTGTTATCACTTTGGGTGCGGTTAATGATGTAATTGCATTGCATGATATGGGCGAAAAAGAAACACATCGCCTTGAAACTGTATCCTTTGGCGTAACAACAACAGGCACGGAAAAGGTATTGACTCCGGAAGGCTTGAAATTAGTTAGCGAATTGGTAGTTGGCGAAGTTATTATGACGGTTAATGCTTATGAGCCTGTTACATTAAGCGAAGCAACTGGCAATACTGAACACGTATACGAATTGCAATGTACTGGCGATAATTTATTCTATGCTAACGGCATTATGGCGGAAGGCATCAACGAAGATGAATTGAAAGCTATTGCAGATGCAGCGGAAGAAGCGCCAGCGGAAGAAAAGCCAGCTAAAAAAACAACTAAAAAATCCAGCAAGAAAGATGAACCTGTAGAGGAAGCAACAGAAGAAGTAGAGAAAGTAGAGGAATAACACAATGGGCGTTATCTACGTAAAAGATTTTGAACCATGGGCGGCGTTAGGCGAATTAGCTGGTCAATATTTCTCACATCGTTTAGGTGCATTGCAGAATAACAAAATGGCTAAAGGCTATCAAGCAATGCTAGGCGGTGGCGGTGGTGCTGGCGGCGAACAAGACCCGAACACGCCGCAAATTGTGGATAATAATAACCGCATGGCTGGAATGGGTATGCAACAACCTAATAGCGCCGGTCAAATCAACCAGTTATTATCTAATTCCAATAACACATTTGCCAATAACTTGATGCAAAAGAATAATATCGGATTATGGGGCGGTCAAAATCCAGCTGCACCAGCACAACCGATGCAAGCTAACACAGATGCGCCAAGTAATCCGGTTACTGATCAGCGCTTTAACGCTTATATGAATGAGCCAAGCCCTACATTACAAAAGCAGTTGCAAGCACAGGCAACGCAAGCACCACAAATGCCAGCGGCGCCAGCGCAACCGCAACAAAACACGGGGTTATGGAATTTTCAAAATCTAAATAATACTGGTATTAATACAGGGGTACCGCAATCATACCAAGAAATGATGCAACAAAGACAAAACGCACCTTTTCATGGGGCGCCCAAATCGGTAGAAAATGGTAATACTGATGCGGATAAAGCGCCGGGCCAATACTCTATACCAGATAAAGCAAGCGTAACAAGCGAAGCACGTAAACAACTAGGGGCCAATACGTTGGCCCTAGTTAAAGCCGGTTTTGATTTTAAAACGGCGCAAGGCCTAGCCAGCGAACAATATCAAACTGACGTTAGTAATATGTACATGCAGCAAGTCAACGAATATCAAGAAAAAGTACTTGAACCAATGCGCCAGCAAATCATGAATAGCCTTGTATTTACACAGGATAAAGACGGCAACCCAGTTGTAGATACCTATAACACAAAACGGGTTAAAGGGTTGGCGCCGGCAGTAGCAAGATATAATTATCTAGCCGGTAAAGTTGGCGCCGGTACTATTGATATGAATAACTTGAATTCTATTGCGGCGCTTGATAAACCAGATTATAAGTTTAGCAGCGCACAAAACGGCCATATTGTACGTTACAACATGGGCGACGGTACTATTCAAGATATGGGCGGTTATGGCAAGGTTGAAACAAAACAATTTGCGAACGGTCAAGTTATTGTTATGACGCCAGACGGCCAAATGAAAAATATCGGTAATTTCGGGGCTAAAAACATTAAAGTTATGCCAGACGGTAAAACGTATATTGTTGGCACAGACGGCAGCATGAAATATGTAGGTACGCACGTTAAACCGGCAACGGCTACACAGTCCGGCACTAGTGGATATAATGCGCAAGTATTGCGTACGTTATCCGCTCAACATACCGCATGGGTTAAAGCTAACCCAGATAAAGCAGAAACTGAAAGCCCTTATTATGGGCAATTACAAAGTGCGTTAAGTGGTGCGCCTACTGCTGGCGGTGGTGGTGCTGCTGGAACGCCAACAGTTAAACGGCAACCGACTTATTCAGCCGAAGAACAAGCAGCAGTTTCCAAGCGAATGAATGAACTTTCAGCGCAAGGCTGGAGCGATGATCAGATAGCAGCGGAACTTGATGCGGCCGGATACGGTCAATATAAATCGTGGTTAAAATCTTATTAAATATAAAGGGGTAGACTATGGGTGCGTTTGATGATATTACAGGCCAATATGGCAAGGCAGTTGGAAACAACAACGCCTTTGAAGATATTACAACCGAATACGGTTATGACGTAGGCAACGCGCCCAAGCCTACGTTTTGGGATAGCGTTAAAAATAATGCCGAATATGTTGCTAATGGCGTTAAAAACAATATTGAATGGATTGATAAAACCGGCAAAGAAATTAACGACAATGTAGGCAATACCTTAACGGCGTGGAAAGATGATGTAGTAAAAAAATCAAATAATCTAGGTAATGAGTATTCTAAAAGTGCTGCCAATGCGATTGATGCTAATGGCGATAACTTTTCTAAATTTGATGATAATGGGGAGTTTATCGACGAATACGCTACGCCGGGGTTAGGTAAAGCGCACGTAGAAACCTATAACGCCGCAGTTGGTAAGCCGGCCGGATATCTGGCAATTACGCCGTATGTTCCACCACCGGTGCGAATAGCTGCTGGCGTCCTTGCCGCGCCTACGATTGCAAGTGATACGGTTGATATGTATAACGCCAATGCAACCGCAGAAAACGACGGAACGGCACCAGACGGATTTTTAGGGAATAAATATGTAGCCACGGCGAAAAATCTTTTAGTAGACCCTGTGGCCGAGCCAGTAGAACGATTAATTGACGACCCGGGCGAATTTGCCAAAAATATAGCCATGAACCCTACTAACTTATGGGGCGATGTGTTTTTACCGGCTGCCATGATACACGGGGCAACACCTAAAAAGGTAAGCGGTGCAATCGGTGAACGTGTAGGACGTGCAGCGGAACACATCAAAGAAAAGGCATCTAACGCCTTTGAAGATATTGGCGAACGTTTCACAAAAGATGCGCCAACAATGGAAGAAGGCGTAATGTATAACGCGTTTGATGATGTACCCGTACCAGAAGAACCTAAAACAGTAGAACCGCGCGAATATTCCGAAGGTGGTTTGAACGGTCAACCTATGGAAGGAGAAACCGGTAATATCCAAGCTGACATTTATAACCGATACCGTATGAATGGATTAAGCGACGTTGAAGCGGCCGGCATGACTGGTAATATTGGCGCCGAAAGCAGTTTTAGTACAACGGTAACAAGCGGCGACGGCTACGGTTCCCGTGGTTTGGTTCAATTTGCTGGCGATAGACTCAACGGCGAAAAAGGTTTGTTGAAATTCGCAGAAAGTCGCGGGTTAGATCCGTGGGACTGGAGAACGCAAGTAGATTTCAGCGTATGGGAATTACATAATACCGAAAGCGCTGCACTTGAAGCTATGCGCGCACACCCAGACGCAACGCCGGCAGAAATGGCGAAAATCATTCGTGAAACATACGAAAGACCAGACCCAGCAGTTGCAAATGATGCAATGCGTGCGGAAATTGCAGAAAATACATTTAAAGGCAATTATGGCAAATACGAAAATGGGCCACGTGATAATACATCGTTTAAAGATAATACGCTAGACCCTAATTATCGAAACTATGAACAACCATTCAAAGATGAGTTTATAGAAAACGAAAAACCAGTAAATGGTGAAGAACCACATACCGATTTAAACAGTTTTGTAGAAAATACCGATAAAAAATCAGTTAAAAACGAAGATTTAGGTATAAACTATCAAGGCGAAAGCGAAACGACCCGTACAGGCGAAATAAATGAATTTCAGCCAAAAGACCGCATAAATACTGACTTTGTAGAGGGTGAAAAACCTAAATTTGAAGAAAAAGCACTTGAAAACGATGCAAATACTCAATTTAGGTATGAAGAAGATGCACCGAACGAAAGTTTACGAAATGCACTTGACGATTTACCGCAAAAAGCAAAAGAAACTATCATAAATGAATTGAAAAATGATGCATCTGATCCACGATATACCGAATTAGAAAATAAAGTAAATTCTAATACGGAAATATTGAAGGATTTAAACAAAGCCACAAAGCCAGATATTCCCAAAACGGAACTTGATGCGGTTAAGGTTCGATTATCTGAAAGCCTAGATGTACCAGTTGAACGATTGAACAACGAATACATGGAAACGGTTCGCCGTGATCGTGCTGCTGAATTAATCACCGATACGCAAGAATTGAAATTAATGCAAGCGGAACCGGCAGAAGGTGGCGTGAGCAAATACGCGCAACAACCTAGCCAGCTATTAGACAATGCAACGCATGAACAAGTACACGAAGCTATGGTGAAAACATTTGACGGCAACGAAGCAATGGCAAATCGTTATTTAGAAAGTAAAGGCGTTAGACCTACCGAAGCACTACAATATAGCGCAATGGGTAAGGATACGCCACATACTGGCATTGATGAAGTAGAGCGGTTAGGCCGAAGCGTTACACGCAAGGAAATTCTTGATGCGGTTAATAACCTATTTAATCAACGTGTTAAAAGTGGCCGTTTGGGTCGTGATAATGTACGCGGCTGGTACAATACTAAAACCGATGTTATCCGTAGCGGTAATTATGGTGAAATTCCAGTTATCATGCATGAATTAGGGCATTATGTAGATAATTATTTTGGTTTCAGTAAAGATGCGCGGTTCAATACCGAATTTAACGGCGTAATTCAAGACCGGTTCGGTAAAGCATACAATAAATTAGGTATGGACGGTATCCGCGGCGAAGGTTACGCAGAATTTTTCAAAGATTATGTAAGTGATCGTGCGAAAGCAAAACGTGAATTTCCAGAATTTTACAATCACTTTACGGAAGCGATTAAGAATGAACCAGAATTAAACGGTATAACTAATAAATTATCGCAGCTGGTTCATGAATGGCACCGTCAAGGCGCGGCGGAACGTATCAAAGGTAGTATTTCTTTTGAAAGCAAGGGAAAAGTTAGCAAAGCTATTGATGCGGTTAAACGTGGCGAAGCTAAAGACGTAATTAAAAAAGCGTTAAATGATGTATACACTAAAGCCGTTGATGAATTGAACCCGTTGAAGGATTTAGTTGAGGAAGTCGAACGCCAAACAGGCGAAAAGATTGCCTTTGATGATAATCCATATATGCAAGCGTGGTTAGCGCGTGGCTGGGTTGGTAAAGCTGAAACACTTATTGAACACGGTGCACCGGAACATGGCATCAAATCGTTAAAAGATATTTTAAAAGGCATAGGCGAAAAGGAACATAAGGAATTCTCCGCATATCTTGTAGCCTTGCACGATTTAGACCTACACAAAAACAAACAAAAAGCAACGTTTGATTATACCGAAGATGCTGCCGTATTAGGTAAGCACGCCAGAAATGAACGCTTTCAAAAGGCAGCAGTTGCAATATATAAGTATCAAGATTATATGTTACAGATGTTAGTTAAAGAAGGCATGTTGACGGCCAAGGCATATCATACAATGCGCAAAATGTACCCGCATTACATTCCATTTTTCCGCGACATGTCAGATGCTGGCATGCAATCGTTTTTATCTGGCGGCAAGGGTTTTATTGATGTATCTAGTCCGGTAAAACGTTTCAAAGGTAGCACGCGCGATATCATAGATCCGTTGGAAAGTATCGTAAAGAATACGTTCCAATTCTATAACGCAGTAGAACGTAATCACGTTGGGCGTACATTTGCAAAACTTGCCGATAAAAACGGCGTAGGGCAAATAGTGGAACGTGTAAACGGTAACAAAGCGGCAACAGATAATACCTTTAACGTTTGGGAAAACGGCGAAAAAGTAACATATGAAACAACGCCGGAACTTATTCAAACGATGCGCATGTTAGATAAAGACCAATCAAACATGGTTGCCAAAATCTTATCATATCCGGCCAACTGGTTACGCGCTGGTGCTACATTATCACCGGAATTTATCTTGCGAAACCCTGTACGCGATATGATAGGCGCATCTATTTATTCTAAGCATGGTTTTATTCCTGTAGTTGATACCTTTAAAGGATTATCGCTATTTCTTAAAAAAGGCGAATTATACTGGGAATATATGAAATCCGGTGCGGCACATGCAGCAATGGTATCGTTAGACCGCGACTATTTAGGCGGCCAATTACGCGATATTATGAGCCGTGAAAGTAAGGTTACTAAGTTAATTAAAAACCCTATTGAAGTATTACGCGCTATGAGTGAAGCAACAGAAATGGCAACACGGTTGGCGGAATTCGATAATGCACGAAAGGGTTATACTGGGGTTGGTAATCGCCTATTCGGTAAAGATAGAAAGCCTTTAACTGCAAGAGAAGCGGCACTTGAAAGCCGTGATATTACGTTAGATTTCAGCCGTAGAGGTTCGCATACTAAAAAGGCAAATCAAGTTATAGCCTTCTTTAATGCTACAATTCAAGGCGCCGACAAAATGGCGCGTGCTTTTAAAGAAGACCCGCGCGGTATGACGGTAAAAACTATGCTATATATTACGTTACCAAGTGTTTTGTTATGGTACATGAATAAAGACGATGAGCGTTACCAAGAGTTGCCACAATGGGAAAAAGATACATTCTGGATCATTCCGGGCAAAGAAAATATGTATCGTGTTCCTAAGCCATTTGAAGCTGGCGTGTTATTCGGTACATCGTTTGAACGTATGTTACAGTATTTTGACGATGCCAAAAACAACCGTAAAGGCGTAGGCTTTAAGGGGTTCGGCGATAGGGTAATAGATAGCCTTGCACCTAGTTTTATGCCTACGGCTATGATACCGGTTGTTGAAGCTATGACGAATTACTCTTTATTCAGACAACGGAATATTATTCCGCAATCACAAGAAAATTTACCGGCACACCTACAATATGGAGCAAATACAAGCGAAGTAGCAAAATTCGTAGGCGATAAAATCAACGTTTCGCCGTATATTGTAGATAATACAATAAGAGGGTACGGCGGCGGCCTTGCTGGTTTAGGTTTAAGCGGCATTGATGCGGCTACTGGTGCAAAAGAAAATAATGCATCTAAAAAATGGTACGAAACGCCGGGGTTAAGAGGGTTCACGGCGGCACCTTATCAATCATCGAATAGCGTACAACGTGTTTATGATGATTATAAGGAACAAGAAAAACTACATAATGAATTCAAACTAACGGGGCAACGGCCAGACGGATACGATGCCAAAGAATTCGCAAAACTCAAAAATGCAAGTGATAGCCTAAAAGGTTTAAACAAAGCATCTAAAGCGATCATTAATAATGAACGTATGAGCGGCGAACAAAAGAGGGAACAATTAGACAAAATCAATATGAGAAAAGCCAATATAGCGCGCAGCGTTTATGGTTTAGGTAAGGTTAAATAAGGGGCGCATAATGGAGTTTATTTTGAAGTTTTTTGTTGAGGGTTGGAACTCTTTAACAGATAGTTTTGTATTGAAAGCAATATTAAGCGGTGCGGCAGCCGTCGCGATATGGCTTATCGGAATTAAACACGTCCAGATTTTGGGCGTGTTTATTTTATTGGTATTTATTGACCTATTCACTAAATGGGCGGCTATTGCCTATCAAATGTTAATTGATGAATACGGATATGATAAAGACCAAATAGCCGTATGGGAAAAATATCGCGCAATACCGTTGGCGTTTGAAAAAGGTTTAATTTCTAGCCGATACATGCGAAAAGGTTTTGTGTTTAAAGTATTAACGTATATTGCAGCTACAATGGCGGCCGTATTATTCGATGAAATGAGCGGCCAAAGACAATTCGCGGTTTCGTTAGTATGGTTATATCTGGGTTCATGTGAATTTCTATCTATCATGGAAAACCTACGCGACGGCGGAAATGCTATGTTAGGTAAATTCCTAGATTTAATCCGAACAAAAATTGAAAACAAGGTGAAATTATAAGGGGGTACCATGAGAGGTATTGATGTAAGCGAAAATAACGGCGTAGTTGACTGGGGCGCAGTAAAGGCTAATGGGTTTGATTTCGCGATCATTCGCATCGGTTATGGCCGTGGTAATTTAGATAGTGAATTCTATAACAATATTAACGGTGCTATTAATGCCGGCTTGGCAGTTGGCGTATACCATTATTCCTATGCTATGAATGAAGAACACGCAGCAGAAGAAGCGGAATTTATTTTAAATACACTTAATGATGCCGGCTTAACTGTGGATAAGTTACCAATGGGCGTATGGTTCGATATGGAAGATGCTGACGATTACAAGGCAGAACGTGGCATGCCAACAGACCAGCAACTAACTAATATATGCAGCGTGTTCATTAATAAGTTATGGCAAGCTGGTTACGTAAATACCGGCTTATATGCTAGTTACGACTGGCTTGTAAATGTATTAGATATTAGCCAGTTGGGCGGGTGCGCTATTTGGTGCGCACAATTAAATAGCCAATGCGATTATTACGGCGCTAATTTGTGGCAATATACATTTACTGAAAACATTGAAGGTAAGGAATTTGATGCGGATTTAGTATTGAATTGGCCTATCTAACGGGGGTATTGTATGGATACTATCAAGCAATTCATAAGGGCGTATTTGCCAGTTATCACAGTGGCACTGCTTATGCTGCTGGTGGTAGTCGCTGGCCTATTCGCCTATAACGTAGTGCATACCAAAAAGCTACAAGAACCGGTTATTATCAATCAGACCGTGGCGAAGAACCCTGTTAAATTAGGGGAAGCGCTTAACGTATCGCCAAATGTAGCGAAGGAAGTTATTGCATACAAGGAAACGGCACAACCAGTAGTTACCTATTACACGCAAGCGCCAACGCTACATGATGCGGCAGTAGTTACGAAAAACGCTATTAAAGAAAAATCGCCTACTATTCCAAAGGAAGCCACGGCAAAAAGCGATAGAACGGCGGTTGTAGAAAATACCGATGAACAAAAGATTGATGTATATAAGATTAATCTTAACAAAGTGCATCGTGTAATGGGCGGCGTTACTGTACTGGATACAGGCAAGGTATATGAAACGGTAGGTTATCAAGCTGGCGACTTTCAAGGCCTAGCGCATTTTGACGGGAAGCATTTCAAAGGGGCCAGCGCACTTTATACATTTGCGAAATGGTAGGTGATCCGATTATCTCCGAGTTGCACGGATTGC